ACAGGCACCCACTTGTATGTCCCATTTTTATCAGCCTGAGAGACATACATCGTGCCATCATTTCCCCGTTTTTTCATCGATTTGCATTGATTTGCCGAATAGGGTGGTGAATTTCGAAATGCATATTTGCGTGTGTCTCTTTTTACACATTCGCTCATTCTAGCAAAGAGCAACAAAAAAGGTCGGAACACGAATAAAAAGAGACATCTTGATTCGTGGATGCTTTTTGCTTCTCAGATCTCATCTAGCTTGTATCCCATGCGACGCAGAGGAAAGACACGATCAGGATGCCACCGCAGACTCATGAGCTCAACAAAGTAAGCGGAACAGCGTGCCACACAACGCTCTTTGCTCTGCTGTTCCAGAAGCGCTGTCCAGCCTCGCATCTGTGTATTGACTCGTTGAATCTCCTCTGGATTCGTATTCTCCAGCTCAATGGATTCCCCATACAGGTCACACATGAGATAGCCAAGATCGCGAGGAAGCTCAGGCAACATCTCCAGCGGATTCTCCTTACAATAGAGAACACAGAGTCGTTCAGGAAGTTCAGGGAGCCATCGAAGGTGATTCGCGACGCAATCGAGCGAACGAAGAGTCGCGGGAAGAGGAGGAAGAGAGAACAGTTGATTGCAGGCACAATCGAGTTCAATCAGATCAGGAAGAGGAGGGAGAGAGGTGATACGATTCTTACCGCACATGAGCTCTTGTAAGGAAGCAGGAAGCTCAGGAAGATCCGTTAGTAGATTATAATCACACTCCAATACCTGAAGAGTGGAGGGAAGCGGTGGAAGCGATCTGAGCTGGTTGCTGTTACACAGTAGGAATCGAAGGCCCTCAGGAAGAGGAGGGAGCGAGATCAGATGATTCCGAGTGCATGTCAAGACCAACAAGGAGGAGGGAAGCGGGGGAAGGGTGATCAAATCGTTCTTGTCCAGTCTCAACTCGATCAGATGAGAAAGAGGAGGGAGTTCTGTGAGCTTCATATCGGTGAGATTCAGCTTTCCATCGACACATTGACGGATGCGTTTGGATGCGATGTTCATGGAGGACATTCCTTTTTCACACCCCCACCACGGTGGGGATATTCTGTGCTCTTCACACGAACACTCGCTCGTTGAAACAGACATGACTGATGATTTTTTATCCTACATGGCTTTCAAATTTATTGGACAGAAGACATGAAAATAAAAACGTGGAGACGCAAGCGTCCCCACACCCCTCTCCCAGTATACCACATGAAAATAAAACAGGGGTTGCCCCCATTTTTATTTTCATTTTAATTTCTTTTCATGGAGTTGTGAAATCTTCACGGGAGAGGGCACTACGTGCCACGTTTGATGACCGTGAACTGATCCGTGCCCGAGGCGTGACGAAGGGTGGGGATGATCTTCTTCAGCCAATCGAATCCCACCGCCTTCTCGCTCATGACATACATGTCACCATCCTCCAACACGACTTCGATACGATCGCCCACAGGCGCGGAGCGCTGATACCACTGATAGTAGAGAGGCATCTGTTCGGACGCACCGATGCGAAACGCAAACACTTTGCGGCGCTCTCCATCGCCATGATATCCGATGCCGCACTTCGACAGGTCATAATAGTAGTTCGCCTCGGCATTCAACAGCTCGTCCTCGGTCCATTTCGCAATCGTCTGGCGAATGCGCTGCGTCAGGGGAAGATGACGATAGGCCACAATGCGTCCCATGCCCTCCTCATAGTTCGGCTCCTGATCTTCCTCCGCAAAGCAGAGATTCCAACGCGCCCGCTTGTTCACCACACGGCCGCGCATGAACGCCATCTTGTCCACGTCCAGATCTTTGTGCTCGTCTTGAAGGTCCTTTGTGTCCTCCGTTCCCAGGATGTGCTGCACGCCCTTGCGAATCACGAGAACGCCCGCGGGATCCACCGCGCCATCTCCCACCCAATGCGCATCGAGACTCACGTATTCCGTGGTGAGACCGACCTCTCGAAGGGTCTCGCCCAGCGCAATCAGCTTCTCGACGGAATAGCCCTTGTCATGGAGTGTGCCGATTTTCTGCATGCGCGCGTGATTCTCGGCCACATCACACACCGTCACTGTCACAACGGATGCTTTCGTGGATTCTTTCTTGGCTGCGCGACTCATGATTCGTGATGCCTTTTCTGTAGGTCAACTGATCTTTCAATTTTTTATGCGTGTGACCATAAAGAAAGAAAAGGAACACGTTGGTGGAGCCATTCCTGAGTCTGTGTATCATACCTATAGAAATTGTCTTGCACGCTGATCTGACTTATGATAGGTTTTCATTGTGTCCACTTCAAAGATAAACGGATTAAAAGAGAGATATTTGGCATGTTGCACTCTCTTTTCTGGGTGACTCATGAATATATGATATGCGTTCTCATTCATTGCAAGCATATCCCAATCTACTTTATCCAAATTCTTCTCTAGAAGGGGAATGGCACTTGGATTTCTAGAGAGTATATCCCACCGAACCTTCTCTATATTCTTCTCTAATAGTAAAAGCGCATTTGGATTTTTGTTTTTACAAAGAAACTCCCAACTTATCCTATGTGGATATTTCTCAAGCAAGTGGATGGCATTGGGATTCTCAGAGAGCCTGAACCATTGAATCCTATTCATATTCTTCTCTAACAAGGGAATCGCATTAGGATTTGCCGAAAGTTCATACCAATTAACCATATCCATTCTCTGTTCTATTAAATGAATTGCATTTGGATTACGTGAAAGGTGTTCCCAATAGATCAGGTGCGTGTTCTTCTCCAATAAAGAAACGGCTCCAGGATTCTCAGAGAGAAATCTCAATCGGACCTTATCGAGATTCTTCTCAAGAAAAGGGATCGCATTGGGATTTTCAGAGAGGGCTTGCCACCGAATCTCATCAGGATTCTGTTCTATGATATGCATGGCATGTGGATTACCTGAAATATAATACCAACAAACGTCTTTCAGATTGGTCTTTAATAATTCAATGGCACGAGGATTCATTGATAATCTTTGCCAATCCACACGACCTTCCATCCAATCGCATAGGCGATAGACAGGCTCAACAAGAAAGCGCGCGATTTCTATAAGGAGCGTGTGTGGCAGATCTGTGAGTATCGTTTCTCTTTTTGTAGCAACCATGTACTATCAAATGGATAAGAGACGTTTAAATATGTAACATGTATCCTCTATTTGTTTTAATAGTTACGTAGATATGTAGAAAAAAGTATAACCCTAACGCTATTTTGTCTATCCCAAACAGAACCCATGCCCAAAAAACAACGAGGAGGAACCTGTGGTGCCATGTGCCCGATGCAGGGAGGTTACATATCGACCCATACCATGTCCTCTCCACAAAAAGGGGGTGTAGATGTTATGTCCTCTCCACGAGAGAGGGGTGTGGGGAAACGAAGTGTCCCCACTGCTCGTAACCGATATTTTCTGAAACGATACAAACAGGGAAAGTCGATTGGATTCACGATGCGTTCCTCCCTTAAGGCCAAGGGCCTGATTCCAAGAGCCAATGGCACCAAGAGAGTTTCCGCAAAGTATCGTGACTGAATAGATGGACCCAAATGAACACTACACCTACATCATAGGAACACTTCTCATTTCCCTCTCGATCATTCTAATGGTCGTGATGTTCCGCGCGATCATCCGTTATGATAGTTTCCGTGTGATCGTTCTATTTATTGTGATTGGAACAAGTCTTCTTGGATATCAACAATTCTCTCTTACACCGCGTTCCGACCGTACGCCATCCTGGTCAGGCCTCTCTTTCTAATGGTTGCGATGCGATCTACTGCCCGCTACAAAACCGTCCCCATAAAGAAAGGGAATGAACGTAGACGACGAACCCCTTCCAGAGATTACCTCCCGACAGGGTTATCTCTTGAAAGACCTGGCTCGCGCCTTTTTACAAACTCTCAGTGAATCAGGCCCCGTGGCCTCAGGAAAACTCCTCCATTACACCGCAGACCTCGTGGCCTCAGGAGGGCTCGCCCTGTGGGAGAAGCTCCTATGGGACTACGCCTATGACCACGTGGGCACCGCGTCACCCCGCATGTTTCACTTTCTGTTTCGGAAATTTCGCGAGATCAACGAGGTCTATGCGAAAATGACAATGGACGCCTTCTGTCGCACCCCTCAGTATCAACAGCAACTCGCGGAGATGGGGCTGATTCTCCAGGCGAGTCCCAAGCGGTCCAAAACGAAATATCCTACGGTCCCGATGGAAACCCATGATAACGAAGAGTGGCTTCGCTCGGCTCTCAGAACGACGGATAAGGTCGCGGTTCGAAAAGTATGGCAACGAAACTCGGACATGGAGCTTATGCTTCATGCGGGAAATGAGATGGTCTATGCGATTACGGAGGGATCGGCGGAACGCGCACTCTTTTGGGTCAAGTGGCTCCTAGAAGAAGACGCGCTCACCAAGAAACGCCATGGATCGGGGCTGACGACGGTGGAACGGGGTCCTCCGCAGGCAAAGCCTGCCCAGAAAACCTCGGCGGGCTATTATATCATTGCCATTCTCGCAGAAGTGTATAAGGAATTTGCGGAGAAGGGAATGGTGCGGATGCATGAGGAGTTTCAGGCCTTTCTAGATATGTATCGTTCGTCGGATGCAAAGAACACCCAGCGAAAGAAACTGGATACGATTGGGATCATGGTGCAACTGTTAACGGAAGTCCCTAAATGGAAGGTTCCTGCGGCCCCGAGTTTGGTGACGGATCCGACGCATCTTCAACGGATGGTGTCTCAGGCGGAACGGTTCTTCTTGGAGGTTCTTGCGCTCCCTGTTCCGAGAAAGATGCTTCCTGCGACGCTGACGGGTATCAAGCAGAAGAAGGTGAAGGAGCCAACGAAGGAGGATCGGTTACAGCAACAGTTGGCGCTGGTGGATCAGGCGGCGATGAGCTTTTATAAATTTTGAGTGGGGACACTGCCCGCCTGTGGCGGGCGTTTCCCCACACCCCTCTCCCTAGGAGCGAACTAGGTATCACACGATCTCTATGGGAGAGGGGTGTGTTTGTGAAGCACACGCTCACAAGGCTCGCAGACCCTGCGATTCGTGTCCCCACTAATTGCGTCGAGTGCATCGTGCCTTATGCTTATGACGAGTGCGTCGCTGTTTGTTCTTCTTATGACGAGTGCGTCGGACTTTGTGACGAGTCTGTCGTTTACGTCGGCCTCCTGCGACAGGTGATGCAAAGGTAGCAAACACCATTTCATGATCACTTTCTAGTGAAACCTCTGTCTGAAATCCAGCAGGTCGGTAGATTTGGAGATTCTTTACTACGTTCGCTCCCATCACATAATCTCCTGTGAATTGATAATTCGCCAGATGTCCACGTGATCCCATAGACAATTCTAGCCCTGCATCTTCATCATCTACCGCGGCATTCTTTTTAACCTTTCCAGAAAGGGTCTGATCAATATCTTTATCCACGCTCACCCGAATGGCACACTCAAATGGTTCAGCTATCATGCCTTCGGGGAGGCCATCAGGGAAGCCACTGGGGACATCGGGGTCATTTTTATCAATAGGACCCACTAATTTCCTACCTGTTTTATTACGTTGGTCATCAGGGCATGCTGAATTGAAATTGTAACAACAACTCTTTATCTGATCTTCATCACTCGAATTATAAAAGAGTTTAGTATCCTGTATACCATCCTGAGATATGATAAGAGGCGTTGAGAATTTAATACCATGAAATGGATCATTAAAATCTCCCATGATGAATAGCTTATTCGTGTCGAGAGGAACACCATACTGGCCTAAGAAATTTTTAAGATGCATATTAATAGAATCTCGTAGATGCTTCATTTTTGTCTCTCCTTGGTATGATTGTTCTGGCCAATTTGGACCATGTAAATTAATTAATACAAACCCTTTTGTTGTATATATAATAGTAATAGGACGTCCTTTGTGAAGTGGATTATTTTCTGCAAATGGAGCATCAAGTCCAATATCCGCAACATAATCATATGGGACTTTAGCATCTCCATGGGTCATAATTTCACCTAGTTTGTTCACGTTCCAAATAGTCAATAACGTCGGAAAAGTGCCTTTAGATTCTACGCTATTTGCATAAAAACGAAGATGTCCCATATCTCCAAGGATGCGTTGTAGCTGTTCATAACCTTCCGCAGGAGAGGCTTGT